GATCTCGGCGTCGTTCGACGTGTCGGAGGTTGTGATCTGCAGGTGGCGCTTCGCCTGGGCGAGGTCGATCACTGGACCTCCTCGAACAGGGCGAACGGCAGGGGCGGTCGGTCAAGCAGCACGTCGCGGTCCACCACAAGGTGGATGCGGGGCCGGTCGGTGTCGTTGGTCACCGAGTGCCGCTCCCAGTGCGTGACCTGGAACGCCACCCCGTCGGCGGGGGTGAACGTGTCCGCGGCGTGGAAGTCACCCGCGGCCTGGATCGGGACCTGCCAGCGTTCCCGCCACGGCCCCGCGTCCCGGTGCGGGCGGATGAACCCGCCCGGGTCGATCCACGACAGCCACGCCCCATGAACCGGGGCGAGGGCGTCGAGGACGAACCCGAACGGCTCCGCTTCGGGGCTGCGGCGCCCGGCCTCCACCAGCACCACCCGCCGGTACCCGTGGTGCACGCGGGTGTCGGCGAATGTCGACGGCAGGGACCAGGCGCCGCCAGGCACCCGACCCAGCGCGGCGCGCAGCCGGGCGGGGTCGAACCGGGTCACTTCCGGGTTTTCTCCGGGTGGGTGACGGTGCGACGCTCACCAGGGGCCGCGGTGGCCCGCTCGGCCTGCAGGGTCGGCCGGGACGCCTGTCGCGTCGCGGCCTCCTCTACCGGCTCGAACAGGCCCTCGCGGCCCTTGACGTCCGGGTGACCGGACGGGCGCAGCGCCCCCGGGTTGACCACGACGGTCACACCGTCCCGGTCGAAGGAGAACGCCTCCCGGCAGCGCAGCGTGTCGGCCATCAGGACTTCTTTGCCGCGCCGTCAGGTGCGGAGGTGTCGCCCAGGCCGTGCGGGCCCGGCGACTGCGCACCCTTGACGTTGCCCTGCTTCCCGGCCAGGTCGGCGGCCTTTTTCGCTGCGGCCTGGACCTCCTTGGTGTTGCGGGGCAGGTCGGTGACGTCGCCGCCGTCGACCTGCTGGGGCTTCGCGGGGAAGTCCTCCAGCTTTGGCCGGTTCGCGCCGCGCCGGTTGTCAAGGCGCGGGTCGGGCTCGGTGTCCTGCAGCGGCAGGGACGCGCCGAGGGCGGCCTCCGCCTTCGTCGGGTTCTCAGCCATGTCGTGCTTCTCCTTGTGTGAGGTTCATCAGCGCTGGACGGTGTGTTCCGAGCATTTCGACCGGGAGGTTCTCGTACCGCGCGAGCACGTCGCGTGCCCACGCGATCTTGTCGGCCACCCGCTGTCCAGGGGGCTGCCAGGTCGACCAGAGCTCGAGGTTCTCGATGCGGTTATCCGCCCGATCCCCGTTGACGTGATGGACGTTCTCGTCCGGCCAGAGGGCCCGGCCTAGGTAGTGCTCCATGACGAGGCGGTGCTCCGCATACCGCTCGCCGCGGCGCAGAGTTCTGTAGCGGTAACCCGCCGGACTCGTCGCCCCACCCGGCACACCATCGAACGCTTCCTTGCGGAGTTGTTCGATTGTCTTGGGCTCTCTAACTGGCGCCGAACCCAACGGGTCGCCGTACTGACGGAGGCGCTGGTAATGAGCTGGACAGTAGCCCTTGGCCTGGATTGCCTTCGGGCAGTCCTGCACGCGACACACTTCGTCGCCATAGGCAGGAGCGCGATCCCGAACAACCGCAGTTGGTTCGCCAAACCTAGCCCAGCGCGTGTAGTGCAGTGAGCACCAACCGCGGGCCAGTTCCTTCCGCGTGCAGCCGGTGATCGAGCACGGTTCGTTCCCCTTGCGTCCCATCCCTCAAGGTTAGCAGACGTGAGGGACGGGACGATAAATCGCGAAGGGGTTATCCTACGTGACGTTGAGAAGTCGAAAAGCGCCGTCGTTGACGCTGTCCGCGCCGGCCCGGTAGTACGCGAACCAGCCGGACTGGCCGGTGGGACGACCGAACCCGGAGCCAGCGGTGGTCTGCTGGAACAGGTGCGGAATGAAGTCGACCGTGACGCCGAGCCGGTCCGCGATGACGTAGTTCGAGAAGTCCCCGAAAACCGCCACGTAGTTGTCGGCCAGCGCCGTGATCGTGCCGTCCATGTCCTCGGACTCCAGGACCGAGCGGCCCAGGAGCTGCGCCGGGGTGTCGCCGTTCAGGTTAGTCCAGAACCCGCCGCCGCCGGAGGTGTCGAACTGCCTGATCCGGTTGTAGATCAGGTTGTTCGCCAGCCACGCCGCGTTGCGCCGGTACCGTGCGGGCAGCGCGGCCTGCAGGGCGTACACGTCGGCGAGGGCCAACGTGTCCGTCGTCTCCGACGCGACAACCGACCCGGTGCCGGTGAGGGCGGTGATGATGCCGGTCGGCTGGCCCGATCCGGTGCCGGTGGCGAACGTCGCAGCCTCCAGCACGTCCTTGCCGAAGGCCAGCAGTCGCCCGACCTCCTGCGCCACGTTCGCCTCGTCCTGGCGCGCCTCGAGCGAGATCGGCACGAAGCCGCGGGCCATGTAGACCGGCACCGACGGCTGCGCGAACGTCGTCGCGTCGTCGGAGACCTGCGACCCCTCCGCGTCCCACGACCAGGCCACCGCCGATGACGAGACACCGTTCCAGGTGTCGCTGGTGGCCACGACCTGCCGGGCGACCCGGCGGATGTCGTTGACCGAACCGTTCGCGGTGATGATGACGGTCGGGTCGAGCTGGAACGGCACCAGGTAGCCGCCGGCGGAGTCGGTGAGGGACATGGCCCGCTGGATCTGGCGGACCCGCTCCACCGCCTGGCGCTCCTCGACCGAGTGGTCGGGGTTGCCGGGCGACTTCGCGGCCTTGGCGAACGCACGGAAGTACGCCGGGTCGCTGGTGGCGAGCGCGAGCTGGGACACCCGGGCGTCCGTGTCGTCCCACAGTTCGATGATCTCGGCGGCGGCCTGCCGGACCGAGTCGTTCGCCCCGCGCATGCGGCTCACCGCGTCCAGCGCGCGGGCCCGGAACTCCCCGGCCACCTCGTGCGGCGCGCGACCGTAGGTGCGCAGGTTGGTGAGGTCCCACGGGTTGCGGCTGCGCTTGGCGTCCTCGGCTCCGCGCGGGTCGGTCATCGGGTCGACGTCGTAGCCGCCCGAGTCGCCGCCCGCCGCCGCGGGGCGCTCCACCTTGCCGTAGCGGGTGTCGTTCGCCGCGGTCCGGACCTTCTCCAGCGCCGCCTCCCGCTCGAGGGCCTTGCGGTGCTTGTCGAGGGTCTCGAACTCCTGGTTCAGCTCGGCCCAGCGGACCGAGTCCTCGTCGTCGAGGTCGCCGCGCTTGTTGAGGCGCTCGAGCTCGTCGGTGATGTCCTTCATCCGGAGCACGGCGTCGTCGTAGGCCGGAAGCTCCTTCTTGTCCTTGTCGCTACCCGACATGGCGGGTCGCTCCCTTCAGTGCGATGTCCGACCGGGCTCGCAGCAAGGCGATCTCTCGTTCCCGCTGCAGCTGGCCGGGGGATGGGGTGGGAGACGGGTGCCCGTCGGGGGGCGGCGCGTCGGGTGGTGCGGCCGGCGACTCGTCCCGCTGCGACGGGTGCCCGGCAGGGGGCGGCGCGTCGGCGGTGATCTCACCGGAGTCTTGGGTTTCGCCGCGCTCAACCGCGTCGGCGACATACAGCGCCTGGGCGAGGGTGCGGCGCTGGGCCGGGTCGGTGTCAAGTGAGCCGAGGTCGATGGTCACCTTCGCGCGGACACCGACGGAGGTGTCGTCGTAGGCGGGCCAGACGACCGGGCCGAGCTCAGAGCACTTGAGCTCCTTGACGTGGCGGGTGAGCAGCTCGTCCTCGGGAAGGTCGTAGGAGGACCACAGCAGGTTGAGCACGTCCTCGAACTTGGCCGGCTTGCCGTCCGGGTAGCGCCACTCCTCGCGGACCACGTTCCACCGGAACGACATGCCGTCGATCGCACCTTCCTCGATCGCGTCCCGGACCGGCTGGATCAGCCAGTTGTCCGACAGGCGGGCCACCACGTGGACGCCTTGCGCGTCCTCGGCGGCCGACACGATCTTCCCGATGGGGATGGAGCCGATCAGCGGGTGCATGCCGTGGTCGAACTGCAGCCGCGGAGTCCGCTCGCGCAGCGTCTTCCGGAACGACCCCGGCAGCAGGGTCTCCTTGAACCTGCCCTCCCAGGAGTCGATGACCGTCTCGGAGCCGAACACGGCCGCGTACCCGTCGAGGGTGAGCCCGTCACCCGGCTCGGTGTCGGCGGCGCGGACCACCGAGAACGGGGCCGAGCGCATCAGGTCCTCGCGCGCCACGCTGTCGCGGCGCTCGTGCGTCACTGTCACGGTGCCTCCTGTGCGGGCTGAGGGGTCGACGGGGTTCCGGCGGCCTGCAGCTGGACGCTGTAGAGCCCGGAGTGCTCCAACAGTCCGAAGTCCCCGGACATGACTGCCCGCCTGGCGCTGTCCGGGGTGTAGCCGCCGTCGACCAGGGTGCGGATGGTGCGCGCCTTGGTCTCGGCGATGTCGGCCGCGTCCTTCTCGTCCTCCCGCAGGAACGGCACGTCGCGGTGGTCGTACCAGAGCCGAACCCCCGGCTGGGCAAGCGCGCGGGCGTCCTTCATCAGCGGCGCGAACGAGCCGGCCACGTTCTGCCACAGCGGGTGCATGGTGCCGTCGGCGTAGCGCCGCCGCGCCTGCCCGTAGTTGGAGTACGTGGCCGCGGCGAGGCCCTCCGACAGGCCCACGATGACCGGCGGGATTCCCGCCGCGGCGGCGACCCGGGTCTCCCCGTGTCCCTGGGACACGGCGAACTCGAGCTGCTTGAAGTCGGCGCCAACCACGGTCACGTCCGCGCCGGCTCCGATGTGCATCGTCTTGTATGCGTTGCCGGCCCCGCGGTGGCCGGCGTCGAGCTTGTCGCGGAACTCCCGCACCCTCTCCGCGGTCATGGTCGCCGGGTGCCTGATCACCATGTTCGGGGTGGCGCCGTTCTCGAAGAACCGGCGCTTGTGGGTGTTCATCAGCTGGTCGGCCTGGACCTCGCGGATCACCGGGGTCAGCCACGACATGCCGCGGTAGGTGGCCAGCGGGTCGACGATGGGGGCGTAGTGCGCGACCTCGTCAGGCAGCAGGTAGACCTCCCCGCCTTCGCCGGTGAGGCCGCCGTCGCGGAAGACGTAGCCGACCTTCTCGTGTCCGAGCCCGGACCGGCGCCTGCCGAGGACGATGCCGGTCCAGTCCGGGCGGAGCCGGACAAGGTAACGGCCACCGTCCCCGCCCAGGGTGGCCAGGCTTGTCTCCGCGGTGGTGTACGAGTTGCCCGCAAGGTCGGCGTCGTTGATCACGCGGGTCAGCAGGTCCTGCGTCGTGCCACCCGGCCAGGGCTTCTCCAACACCTCCAGCGACTGGTCGCCGAACATCTCCGACTGGCGGCCCCCGGAGATCCGCTGGTACTGGAACCGCACCGTGGAGAACACAAGCTGCCGGTTGAGCATGCACGCGAACACCACGCCGTTCGCCTGGTACGCCTGGACCGTGAGCCCGATGAAGTCGGCACCGATCTTCTCGGCGGTGTTCCCCGCCAGCGTCTGCTGGACCGGGTTGCCCAGCGCGTAGGTGTTGCCGCCGTAAACGAACGACGCATGCACCCATGCGGCGTAGTCGTCGACCGTGTAGCGCGTCTCCCCGGTCAGCGCGTCGCGGGTGCGTGAGATCAGGCCCACAGCGCGACCACCGCGACACCCGTCGCGACGGCCGCCGCGCCGTAGGCGATCAGACCGGCCGGCAGCCCGCCGAGCATGTGCACACCCACGGCGGCCACCACCAATCCGAGGAGAATGAGCAGGAGGGCAAGGACAACGACGCGGCGGCGCGTCACTCGAACTCGACCCACGTCTCGCAGTCGACGGCCTCGCCGAAGCCGTGCACGGCCAGCACCACCGCGCGCAGCGGGGACACCGCCGGGCCGACGAACTCCCAGGCGTCCCGCGACGTCGCCCGCGCCTTCGCCGAGCGCACCGCCTCGTCCAGCAGCAGGTCGTCGAGGTGATGCAGGGTGCCGGCGAGCACCGCGTCGTGCAACGTCCCGGACGCCGCGGCCATTTTCGGCAGGGTCACCGCCTCGTACGCGTAGCCGGCTGCCTCGAGCGGCTGCGCCAGCGACATGGCCCCCGAGCCGGAGAACAGGTTCACCGGCACCGGCCGCCTGTCGGCCAGGGCCATGACCCGTTCCGCGGCCTCCTCGGCGGTCCCCGCCACGGCAAGCAGCTCCGCATGCAGCCCCCCGTCGTCCCGCTGCCCCACACCGGCCACGAACCAGCGGGAACGGTCGGCCGTGGCGTACACGCCGAGCCCGACCGGGCCGTCACCGAAACGCGACCCCGGGTCCAGCCCGGCCTGCCAGCGCTCGAACGGGATCGCCGTTCCAGGTGTTCCGCCCTCACCCCACCAGCCCAGGCGCTCCCGGGCGAACGTGCGCGGGGACATCAGCCCCCGCTCCCGCTCAATCTCGGCGACGTTGAGCCGGATACCCAGCGCCGGGTTGACCCGGTGCCACAGATCCCGGTCGTCCACGTCTGGCATCAGCCCGTCCGCGACCCCGAAGTCCGTCCACGCAAGGCGAGGATCCCGCCCGCTCTCCCCGTCCGAGCGGACCCGGCGGAAAACCTCGCCCTGCTGCGCCTTGTCCGGGTCCGGCGGAGTCCCGGTCAGGATCATCTGCGGGTTGCCCAGAGGCGCCGCCGAGATCGTCGGCAGCAGCGCCGCCAGCTCCTCGTCGGTGAGGTCCTGCGCCTCGTCGCAGACCAGCACGTCCACCGTGAAGCCGCGTCCCGACCCGCGGGAGCGGGCGATGAACTCCACCGACCCGCCGTTGGTGAGGATCACAGCCTCCTGGCCGTTCGTCCGTCGGATCTCCCGCGCCAACGCCGCCAACTCCGGGTGCTGCCGCCCGTGCTCGAAGAACGAGGCGATACGCAGGAACGCCTTGCGGGCCGTCTTCACCTCGTGCGCGGTGTGCAGAAACCGCTCACCGAGCGCGACCATGCCGAACAGCTCGCGGACCTCGACGACCCCGTTCTTGCCGTTCTGCCTCGGCACCGCCAGCCCGCACGTCGCCGCCGCCCACCGCCCGTCACGGCCACGACCCAGCCAGTCGTCGAGAACATCCGCCTGCCACTCGTCCGGCGCCAACCCGTAAGCCGACGACAAGAACCCGGCGTCATCGCCGTCGCTACCGGGCGCGGGCGGGGCGCGCCGGACCCGGGGACGAGCCCTTGCGCCGAGCTGCAAGCTCATCCAGCGGGGTTCCCTTCTTCGCCGGCCTGGCCTTCTCCACCAGGTCGATCTGCTCCAGCATGCC